CAACACCAATAACGCCAACAACTGGAGCGAATTGCAAATGAACTTGAATATTTTTAATAAAGAAGAAAAGAAACCAGAAGATAACTTCATGTATACCGAAGAGCAGTTAATGGCTCGCTTGAAATTCTTCATTGGTATTTGTTTAGCACTTACATTGTTCGGTATTGTATTTGTTGTGTTATACTCACTAATCTTTGTTACACAACCACTCAATGCCATTTCACCTATCGACCAAAAATTCTTTGAGTTGATTATACCTATTGCCACATTTTTAACTGGTACATTGTCTGGTATCATGTTGGCTGGTGGTGACAAAGATGCACAAAAGATGGCACTACAAGCGGCAACACGGCCTACAACAGTAAGTCCTGCACCAACAACACCATCTACACCAAGTTTTAGTGGTGTAACAACGCCTGCTTTCGTTGCATCGGCACCAGCACCATCGCCATTTACACCAGCAGTTACAACAGGATTTGGTGGTAAACCAGCACCACTTCAACCACCTCAACCAGAGATTTAATAAATGAATTGGTTAAATAGTATGTTATCGGATGGACACAATAGTTCCGTCAGTAGTAAAAGAGTTATAACGTTTATGGCTTTTTTAATATGTGGGTTTGCATTGATTGCCGACATATTTGGTTATAAAGTAACACCATCACTATTTGATTCGATGATATATTTGGTGATTGCAGGATTAGGTTTCACCGCTTCAGAAAAATTTGCTAAAAAGGAAGAACAGAAATGAAAGCATTTAACACATTTGCGTGGACATTTATTGCCGTAGCAGTAGCATTAACTGCTGTTAATACAGCACAAGCTGCCGAAACAAAGAAAGCTTGTGTCATGCAAAAAGATCAAAAAACAGGTAAAGAAAAAGAAGTTTGTAAAGAAATCAAAGTGCATAAGAAATTAGAAGGCACAAAGGTACCAGAGAAAAAATAAATGGCAGAGTTTGACGATACCGACATTAAAGTGGATATTGGTGTTTTAAAGACACAAGTATTGACTTTATCTGCTCTTTGTAATAAAATGGACCAGGTCATAGAAAAATTGGTGGATCAACACGACCGCCATATTGCAAAGGTATACACCGACATGGACAATCGTAGATTAGAAACAGAAGCCGATATCAAAGAGATACATCAGCGAATAGATACCGTTTTAGATAAAATGGAAAGTTCCAATAAAGAAATTATGGAAGAATTCAAATCTCTCCGTAAAGATATGAGTGACCATAACAAACAAGAGAAAGATGCTCTGGATGCTTTACTCAAATGGAAGTGGATGTTAGCAGGTGGTATTATTGCTATATCATGGTTGATTTCTCATATTGGTCCTGATACAATAAGCAAATTGATTAATTAAATAGTATCACAAATTAACTTAAATATATTATGAGTGTTTTTATTGACAGAGCTTTTCTGCTCCGCATTTCACCAAAGTTGCAAAGGTTTACTCAAAAGAAAGATGACCTTTACAATTTTAGGTGTCCGCTCTGTGGCGACTCACAGAAAAACAAAACCAAATCTCGTGGTTATGTGTACCGCAAAAAGAATGACTATTTTTATATGTGTCATAATTGTGGCGCTTCAACTTCATTTTATAACTTTTTAGATAAAGTTGATCCCACACTCGTAAAAGAATATGCTTTAGAGAGGTATAAAAACGGTGACAATAACAAAAGCGACCATAAAACTCCAGAATTTGAAGAAGTTAAAACTGCGAGGCCAAAATTCAAAGAATCTTTGGGACTTCCAACAATACAATCTTTACCAGAGGCACATTTTGCTAAAGTGTATGTTCAGTCAAGACGGATTCCGGAGACCTTTTACTCGCAATTATACTATGCGGAAGATTTCGCAGCCTTCATACAAAGTTTGGGGATTGAAAAAGAACTTCATAAAGAGGATAAACGCCTCGTCATTCCTTTTTATGACAAAGAAAAAAATCTTATTGCAATACAGGGGCGAGCGCTAGGTGAATCTAAGTTAAGATATATTACCATCAAACTTCATGAAGATAACCACAAAGTATTTGGACTTGATAGGATCGACCAGGACAAGATGATATATGTGGTCGAAGGTCCAATTGATAGTATGTTTTTAGATAATGCTGTGGCTACCGCAGACAGTAACTTGGAATCAATCTCATCTATATACGATAAGTCCAAAGTTACATTGGTGTTTGATAATGAACCTCGCAATAAAGAAATTATTAAAAAAATTGATGAAGCGATAGAAAAACATTATAATGTAGTGATATGGCCAGAAATGATTGAATCTAAAGACATTAATGATATGATACTGGATGGGTTCTCACCTGATGAAATTCAAGACATTATAAGTAAATATACATTTGTTAATTTAAGAGCGAAAGCAGAATTGGTGAATTGGAAGAAGGTTTAAATTATGAATGTAAAATTAATATCATACACACAAGGAACAGATGGTAAAAACTTATTAGAGCAAGTAGCATATGCTGCTAGAGTTTCAAACCCATCAAATCAAAATAATAACGACACAGCTGAAAAGTTGGTCCGTTATTTAATTAAGCATCAACATTGGTCACCACTCGAAATGGTGAATGTTTGTTTAGAGATTGAAACTACAAGAGATATAGCAAGACAAATATTACGGCATCGTTCCTTTTCATTCCAAGAGTTCTCTCAAAGATATGCATTAGCAGATTTAGGCTTTGAATTTAAAGAAGCCCGTTTACAAGATGAAAAGAATCGACAAAATAGTATTGAAACCGATAACATTGGTTTGAAGTTAAATTGGGAAACACAACAAGATTATGTTATCGTAGCAGCAGAAAGGGCATATCGTTGGGCTATTGAACACGGTATTGCGAAAGAACAGGCACGAGCAGTATTGCCTGAAGGCATTACAGTTTCAAGGCTGTATATGAATGGAACTCTGAGGTCTTGGGTTCACTATATACAACTACGAAGCGAAAAAGGTACCCAAAAGGAACATCGTGAAGTTGCATTGGCTTGTGCTAAAGCAATTGAACCGGTTTTCCCGATGATTCAAGAATTTATAACACAATAACAAAGCAAGGCGAATACATGGAATACCTAGGCATTAAGATAGATTTAGAAAGAGATAAATTATTTGATGAACTCGGAATTAAAAGACTTAAAGAAAGTTACATGAAAGAAGATGAAGAATCACCACAACATAGATTCGCATTTGTATCAAAATCGTTTAGTTCCAATTCGGAACACGCACAGAGATTATACGACTACAGCAGTAAACATTGGTTGTCTTATTCTACTCCCATTCTTTCTTTTGGTCGTTCTAAGCGTGGGATGCCTATATCATGTTTCCTTAACTATATTGAAGATACTGCGGAGGGACTAGTTGATAATCTATCAGAAACTAATTGGCTTTCTATGCTCGGGGGTGGTGTTGGTATTGGCTTTGGTATTCGTTCAGCAGACGATAAATCTACTGGTGTCATGCCTCACCTCAAAATCTATGACGCCAGTTCTTTGGCATACAGGCAAGGTCGCACTCGCAGGGGCAGTTATGCTGCTTACCTCAATATCTCTCATCCAGATATTATCTCTTTCTTAGAGATGCGGAAGCCAACAGGCGATCCCAATGTTCGCTGTTTGAATCTACATCACGGTATTAATATTACCGATGACTTCATGCAAATCATTGAAACGTGTATGTTGGATCCTGAAGCAAAAGATGATTGGGAATTAAAAGACCCACATTCTGGTGAAGTGCGTGAAGTTGTATCTGCAAAAGAACTATGGCAGAAAATTCTAGAGCTTCGTATGATGACTGGTGAACCATACATTCATTACATTGATACAAGCAACAACCATTTACCACAATGGTTAAAAGATAAAGGTTTGAAGGTACATCAATCAAACTTATGTTCTGAAATTATTCTACCAACAAATGAAGAAAGAACTGCAGTATGTTGTTTATCTTCTTTAAACTTGGAAACATATGATGAGTGGAAAAACGAACCTCTCTTTCTCAAAGATGTTGCTGAAATGCTCGACAATGTGCTTAGTTTCTTTATTGCTAATGCTCCTGATGCTATCGCTCGTGCTAGATACTCCGCTGAAAGAGAGCGTTCCATTGGCATCGGTGCTTTGGGGTTCCATGCTTATCTTCAGCGTAACGGAATTGCTTTTGAAGGAGTTATGGCCAAAGTAGCCAATAACAGAATTTTTAGTAGTATCAGAAAGGGACTAGATGCAGCTAATAAAGAACTTGGATTGGAAAGAGGTGAGGCTCCTGATGCGGTGGGAACTGGCAATCGTTTTAGTCACCTTATGGCTATTGCACCAAACGCATCCTCTTCAATTATCATGGGTAATACTAGCCCTAGCATTGAGCCTTACCGTGCTAACGCTTATCGACAAGATACTCTTTCGGGAGCATTCTTAAATAAGAATCGTTGGTTAGACGAATTGATTATCAAACTATCACATGATAAACCAGAAGATTGGTATAATGATGTTTGGTCCTCTATTATTGCAAATGATGGTTCTGTTCAACATTTAGAATGGATGTCTGAACATGATAAAGATGTATTTAAAACATCTATGGAAATTGACCAACGTTGGGTAATTGAATTGGCTGCCGATAGACAACAATATATCGACCAAGCACAATCACTTAATTTGTTCTTTAGACCAGATGTTAATTTGAAGTATCTCCATGCCTGCCATTTCTTAGCATGGAAAAAAGGATTGAAAACTTTATACTATTGTCGTTCTGAGAAGATTGGTAAAGCAGACAAAGTTGCCAAAAAAATTGAAAGAGAAGTGATTAAAGAATTAGATATGAGTGCTATTGCTCAAGGCAACGAATGTTTGGCTTGCGAAGGTTAATTTTAAAGGAAAACAATAATGATAAAAAAAGTAGAATCAAATCTATCGGAAGAACGCAACTATTTCAAACCTTTTAATTATCCTTGGGCTTATGATGCTTGGTTAAAACATGAGCAATCTCATTGGTTACATACCGAAGTTCCTATGGCTGAAGATGTAAAGGATTGGAAGAAGAAATTAACCAAAGAAGAAAAAACATTTCTAACACAAATCTTCCGTTTCTTTACTCAAGGTGATATTGATGTGGCGGGTGGATATGTTAAGAACTATCTACCATACTTTCCACAACCTGAAGTTCGTATGATGTTGACAGGATTCGCTGCCAGAGAGGCGTTACATATTGCCGCCTATTCACACCTCATTGAAACACTAGGTCTACCTGAAACCACATACAATGAGTTCCTAGAGTATGAAGCCATGAGAGAGAAACATGACTATGTTATGGAAATCTCCAGTAAGAATACCACTAGAGAGAATACCGCAACGCACATTGCCGTGTTCTCGGCCTTTACCGAAGGTATGCAACTATTCAGTTCATTTATTATGTTGTTGAATTTTGCTCGTCATGGTAAAATGAAAGGTATGGGCCAGATTATCACATGGTCGATTGTTGATGAAACTCAACACGCAGAATCTATGATTAAATTGTTTAGGACATACATAGAAGAAAATCGTGAAATTTGGAATGATGAACTAAAAGGAAAAATCTATACCATTGCTGAAAGAATGGTACAACTAGAAGATAAGTTTATTGACCTAGCATTTGGCGTAAATCAAATGGAAGGTTTATCTTCAGAAGATGTTAAGAAGTATATTCGTTATATTGCAGACCGCCGCCTAATTTCTTTGGGTCTTAAAGGTGTGTTTAAAGTGAAAAAGAATCCTTTACCATGGGTAGAGGAAATGATTAACGCACCAACACATACTAATTTCTTTGAAAATCGTGCTACTGATTATGCAAAAGGAGCTTTATCAGGAAATTGGGGTGATGTGTGGGCACATTAAGGAATTAAAATGACAAACAAATCATTATCAGGTGAATGTCTGAGTTGCGAATCAACCTACAATGTTTCTTTTATGGAAGAAATGGTTTCACAAGATTTACCAGAACACTGCCCATTTTGTGGTGAACAAATCGAAGAATTATCCGAGGACTATATAGAGGATGATGAAGATGATTTGGATACTAAGGAATGGGACTAAACTGGCAATATAATGGTATAGATTTTACGGAAGACTTGATTGGTGATAATTACGGGTTCGTGTATCAGATAACTAATCTGACGAATGGGAAAAAATACATAGGCAAGAAATTTTTTTATTCTGCCAAAACCAAACAAGTCAAAGGTAAAAAGAAACGGTACAAAGCCAGTTCAGACTGGCAAACTTACTATGGAAGTAGTGACATCTTGAAGCAAGATGTGTTACAATTAGGACAAGAAAATTTTGTCCGTGAAATTTTGCATCTCTGCCAATCTAAAGGTATATGTTCTTATTTGGAAGCTAAGGAACAATTCACCAAAGGCGTGTTAGAGAATGATGAATATTATAACACATGGATAATGGTAAGAGTTAGAAAGGCTCACATTAAGGTAAAAGATGCTAGAATTCCTACAACCACTAAAAGACAAAAATCATGATTTTTTCACGTTCTTGGCTGGTGAAGAAGAAGGTGCAATTAATATCATGAGTTCCGAATATGTAAATCCTGGAGAAAAAATAGGCGGTTCATCTCTTGGTGACTTATATCACATTGTATTATTCCGTGATAGTAAAGAGAATCGTGATGAGTATGATGATGTTGATAATTTTGAAGCCGTTCTTGCTTGCCCATTAGAATATGCATCAGGATTAATTAATGGTGGATTTTATGGTATAATTGCCAGAAAGACAACCACATCACATAATCTCATGGACAAACTGGTTGCCATGATGAAAAAGAAGTGATATAATATAGTTTTGAAACTGTTGAAAGTTTGTTATGATTCTCGTTGATTTAAATCAAGTATTATTGTCTGGCCTCATGGCACAGATATCCAGCCAAAAAGG